TTACTTGTCAATGGTAAATGGCAACTCAGCACCGTCTGGCCAAGACCAACCCACAGTGTCACTGTTTACACCACAAAAGGATATGCTGCTCCCGCTAGTCCAGATTGTGTTCTCTTTGGGTCGCCCTCTGATTAGTTCAACCCAGAAGCAAGGTCTTATACAATCCAGCCCTGTTAGTTCTGGATGCTGAACAAAACTCCCGCTATATCCTGACCACTCATTTATTCCTACGATATCTTGCTTTATTGAGAAGTTATTGTCTGTCCCAGTCCATCCGTTCGGATCCCAAATCATCTCAAAACCGTTTCTTGAACTAATGCTTTTAGTTCTCCCTATCCAAACACCATTGCCGTATTTGAATGAAAACCCTTTTACTCCATTTGCTCCATTAGACGATACTGGACCACAACTGCCTGTCTTATCATTAGGGCGTGGATTGTCTCCGAAAATCCCACTGCATATGTATCCTATCTGATATTCCAGATTCTGGTTGAAAGACACCCACGGTCGATTCGAGCCATGCCAGTTATCCCTGCACACACATGTGATTTCACTAGAATCAGGATAACAGGAGCATTCCTCATAGTGATAATTAGGGGCATTCATTTCGACTGATTTGACTATCTTTCCCTTTTCTATTCTGAAGATCTTGTATGAGGCCTGTCCATTACTTGGTCCATCGGTCATTACAGTAAAGCAAGAACCATTTACACATGCACATTCAGACTCTTGTGTTCTCAATATATTGTTTCTCCAACTCTTGATAGTGTCTGTTATTATGCCGTTGTACTTTAACACAGCCACTGCCCCATTGTCTGGGCCAGAAATTCCAATTGTTAGCCAATTGATGCCATCATGACAAGCACTTGCTGACCAAGCGACTGACTCAAATCTTGAGTTGTATGGAGAGGGAACTTCACCAATAGGACAGCTCATTAGGGTTCGATATGGGCTCCTGTCTTTAATGGTTCCATTGGAATGTTTGTCATTTAGCAAGGCCCCTTGAGTCAAGAAGAAGGTTCTGCATTCCAAGGGGGAGCATGATATGAATGGTTCCCTTATGACAAACACATCCCCCTTGGAACCGATTCTTACACTGTTGTCTTTACTGTATATAGCCCATCCACTAACAGGGCAGAGAGAGGAATTGCCCGCTAATTTCACGGAAACCACTGACTGTCCAGCAGCAAAGTTGGTGTTGCTGATGTTAACATATGTCTGATTTACCCAAGTGTTGTTTTCATAAGTAATGACGCTTTGATTGCATGTTTCAATCTGATTTTGATTCCCAAGTTGAATTGAGTGGCTAATCCATATTGAGATTATGTTTCCAATTTGTAATATTAAGTTAGCCATTCCAATTGTCATACAGACCGAACCAATGGTTATTATCTTTTGGTTTGGATTCAT